CACGTAAACATACTATTGGTAACAATATGGTTACAAATGGTTACAAAATAATGCCAAAAAATAACACTACATATGATTGTAGCATATGTGGAAAAAAATATAAACATCGTCAAGGGTTATCTAGACATAAAAAAACATGCACTATAAATTCCGAAAAAATAAAAAATAATAATACTAATAATTATAATAATAATTCACATGAAGAAGTCATTAGTATATCCAGTATTGATAAAGCTGATATAACACAAAAATTAATTGATCTGATTGTTACTAAAAACCAAGATTTTATGAAAGAATTAGTTACGAATATTAGTGTTTCCAATAAAGATGTTATGGAGAAAATGATTGAAATGATACCACATGTGAAAGGCAATACCGAACATAGTTACAATAATACAAATAGTCATAATACGAATAATTTTAATATTCAAATGTTTTTGAATGAGAAATGTAAGAATGCCATGAATTTAACAGACTTTATTGAATCATTACCAGTAACTGCAGAAACTTTTGATAATACAATAGAAAATGGCCTGACAAAAAGTATTACAACGATGATTACCAATGGATTAAATAATATGGATGTGCTAGACCGTCCTATTCATTGTACGGATGTAAATAGAAAAACACTGTATGTGAAAGATAATGATATATGGGAAAAAGACACTGAAATGAAATGTTTACTAGATGGTATCAAGGATCTATCTATAAAACAACGTGTAAACATAAGTAAATGGCATGATGCAAATGAAGGATGGGAAACGAATGCAAATCTACAAACAAGATTATCTACTTTGGTATTTCATACAATGGAAGATATTGAAAATAACGATAAAGAAATGGGAAAAATAATACGCACTGTTAGTAAAAATACATACTTGAGTAATGAACTAAAAGAACAATACAAGTAAAATACTATCACAATAAAAAATAATTACCCAGTTAGTGAATAATTATTTTTTACATTTAATGGTGTAATAACATGTAAGTTTGGTATAATTTTTGTTTGATTTTGAATATTTTTATTAAGTGGTCTTCTTCTTGACAACTTTCTTGACGACCTTCTTTTTAACTGGTTCAGCTTCTTCGACTGCCGCGGCTACTTCTTCTTGAACGTCATCATCATCACTGTCTTCAACTTGAGTAGATGCCTGAGCTTCGTCGCCTTCATCTTCACTTTCGACTTCGTCATTAGTAGTGGATTGTTTAGACATGCGTTCTTTGTCTTCGCTAGACAATTCAATGTGGCATTTTCCGCGAATAGTAGCCTTTGGCTTAACAACACCTTGTAGAAGTTTCCAAGTAACGCCAAATTTACCATTGGCAAACCACATACCACCACATAGAAGAATAACTGCTACGTGTGAACCCTTAGAAATGAGATCTTTGGGAGTGATATTGGATCCAGTTGGGTCGGGAAAGATAGACGTTTGATCGACATCATACAATTCTGTTTTCCATTCTCCTTCCCAGAAGGGGATCTTTACTTTGAGGGTAGGGGCGCGATCAGTATCAGGCTCGCCTGAATTCTTATCTCTAGGATACTTTAGCATAGGAGTCCATAGAGCATCTACTGCATCTTCGCTCATCTTTGCCTTTCCGAACCATTCCTTAGAATTTGTAATAGCATCAGTTTTTAGTTTTTTCTCAAATTCGATCATATTATTCATAAAATTAGTAGTATCTTCCTTTGAATATTCTTCACTAGGAAATTGAAGAGCCATATCGTAAGTGGTTTTACCACTCTTATCGTCGATATATTCATTAATACCCCATGTTAGCATGAGAGGAGTAGAAATGTATGTAGCTGTATTGGAACCAGCGTTTAGGATACCAACACTCTTTCCACCTCTGGCATCAACCTTAGGTTTGGAGTATTTAATATCACTGCTGGGGGTAAAATTTGCGCCTGAAAGAATAGTCTTAGAACTCATTGCCATCTCTATATTTAATTTATATAAATGGCGATTCTTTAAATCAATTTTTTTATATAAAAAAAGAAATTAAAAATAAAATGATTAATGTAGGTATTTTATTTTTAATTTTTTATTGGATCAATTTTATGTAGTATGAATAAAATTACACTTGAATCGTCATTATTGCACTTCTGAAAAATGTTGCAAAACATTTGTAAATCCATTTACAATATATGTTTGGTCTAGTAGAGAGATAACAGAGAGAAAATATAAAAATAGATATTAAATATATCTATATATTAGTAAGTAATATGTCAAGTGCGAAGAACTTAACACCTACGTCTTATTTAAAGAAAAAAATATATGAAAAGGTATCCAGTCAAAAGAGAAGAGGAAAAAAAGTGAATGACGATGATTTTCAAGTGTTGAAAATGTGTGATTATGAAGAATTAATCAATAGGCAATACAAAATATCACATTTGAAAGAAATGTGCGAATTTTACAAATTAAAAAAGAGTGGTAATAAACCAGAATTAATAGACAGATTATATAATTTTTTAAAATTTTCTCTCTATGCTATAACAATTCAAAGTACATTGAGAGGGTATTTTGCGAGATGTTATATGAAATTAACTGGTCCAGCAATGAAAAATAGAAAATTGTGTATAAACGATAGCGATTTTGCTACTTTAGATCCATTAGAGGAAATTCCATACAACCAATTTTTCAGTTTTACCGACAACGAAAACAATATTTATGGTTGTGATATTATGTCGCTACATGGATTGATTTATAAAAAATCAAAATACGATATAATACATAATAAAAAGGTACCATTAAATCCATACAATAGACAACCAGTTACTAACGAATTAATTAATAATTTCTCTCGTTATATGCGATTAGCAAAGGTAAATAAGATCGACCACGTGCTGGAAGACGAACCATTAGATGTAAATCCTGAAAAACAATTGGAATTAAAAATATTGAATTTATTTCAATATATTAACGAATTGGGTAATTATGCGAATAGTGCATGGTTTAACAATTTATCCAGACATAGATTAGTATTATTTATTAGAGAGATGTATGATATTTGGAATTATCGAGCACAGTTAACACCCCAAGTGATGAGAGAAATAGTGCCCCCACATGGAAATCCATTTTTAGGATTAAATTTACATTTAGCTCAAAATCAAACAGATAGTATGTTAAAAAGAAATGCTGTCAAAATAATGGATTATTTAGTTAATTCAGGACATACAACCGATAATAGATCATTGGGTGCATACTATGTATTGGCAGCATTAACTTTAGTAAGCGAAGATGCTAGAAATGCATTACCTTGGTTGTTTCAATCAGTATCACATTCATAAATATTCAATTGTGTAAATACATGATACATGATACATGATACATGATACATTCATATTTCAATTATTGAAAGATTATATGTATATTTAGGAAAATATACAAATAATCTAGAATATTATACTGTAAATCATGCCGCATTCAAAATAAATATATCATGTAATTCGTAAAAAATTAAATATATTTTTAGTAATAAAAAAAATTATATTTATTACATAATCCTTATTGATTATCATGTTAATAAATATATAATAATATATAAAGTGTAAAAAGACTTAAAAGGATAAGACTTATTAGTGTATAAATGGCAAAAGCAAAGACAACCACACCTAAAACCACAACAAGCAAAACCGCTAAAAAAGAAGATGCTACTCCTGCACCTGTAGAAGTTGCGCCCGTAGAAACCGCACCCACAGCAGAAACTGCTGCTACTGAACCAGTTTCCACCGTATTCGATCAATTTACCGAGTTCATGGGTAGACTTCAATCAGTAAGCGCTCAAATGTCATCTCTTCGCACTGAGTTCCGTTCTCTAGAGCGTCAAGTAACTCGTGACCTAAAGGCTGCTGCCAAAGCCAGTCAAAAACGCAAGAGAAAAACTGGAAACCGCGCTCCCTCTGGATTTGTGAAACCCACCCTTATTTCCAACGAACTTGCTTCCTTCCTTGGAAAGCCCGAGGGTACCGAAATGGCCCGCACTGAAGTAACTCGTGAGATCAACAGTTACATCCGCGAGCACAAGCTCCAAGATAAGGACAATGGTCGCAAAATCATCCCCGACAAGAAACTTACCAGTCTTCTTAAAATCAAGAAGGGCGAGGAACTAACCTACTTCAATCTTCAAAAATACATGTCACCCCACTTCGCAAAAGCTTCTGACAAAGTAGCTGCTATCTAATCGATAGAGAAAAAACAAAACAACAACAAAAATTACATTAACTAACTAACTAACAAGTAAACTCTAGGAAAAATGCAAATATAAATTTTATTTGCATTTTTCAATAACGAACAATTCTAATACTTATTTTAGTGACATCTTCAGATATGAAAATAATATCTAACAGAAGAAGAAATCTTCCTTTTTCATAATGTCTTTCAGGCATTCATAGTTAATAGGACCATTAACTATTTTAATCTTATCGTATTGTTTATACTCCTGCATATTTTCTAGTGAAAATAATAGATGAATTTCATATAATTCACATATATTTGAAACATAATCTGTATTTTTTTCTAACCATTCATAGAATGGTTCTTTATTGGATAGATTATCTGCCTTTTTATATTTTTTAAATAATTTCAATGTTTTTATTAAATTATTATTAGTATCTATGTTATAATCTGTACCGGATATTATACAAATACTTTTAAACTCATCGTATGATAATGTAACTTCATGTAGTATCTTTTTTAAATCATATAGAACGACATTTTTTTTAAGCAAACTTAAGTATCGCAATACACGATTACATCCGTACACAAATAAGTCCATATCTTCACTAAGACACGCATACACCTTATTTTTATTCACTAATTTTGCACATAGCTTATCTGCTTCACCTGGTGCATCAATATATGAAACTCCGTATGATTGAATTAATAACTTTACACTAGCAATGTCATTATGGTGAATTTTAATAAATAATTTTTTTAAACTATATAAGTTTTCTAGTAAATCTTTTTTGTCTTCTTCGTCACTATTTTTTAAAGTTTCTTGTAGTAGTTTATATTTATTTTCGGCTTCTTTTTTTTCTTCTTTTCTCAGTTTCAACAATTCCTCCTTTTCTTTGGGTGGTTTACCATCAAATACGAATAATGGAATAATATTATGCTCTCTGAAAATAGAAATCATCAAGTAAAAGTTTTCCAATAATGCATTTTCACCCATATAACGATATAAGTATATGCTAGCATCAATGGCTATTTTTTTACCTGAAAGGTCACTCAAGTTAATTTGTTTAATACCTTCATTACAATTAGATTGTAAATATCTATTTAAATATCGAATTCCCATAGTTGATAAATATTATATTTTAGATTATTAACATACAATATTTATATTCAATTTTATTATGTAGGGTGACATAGTCGGGTGGATATTTACAATAATACATTTTTCATTTCGATAGATGTCATACGGATGTTAACATGATTACTATTATCATGTTTACTATTATCATGTTTACTATTATCGTGTTTACTATTATCCTGTTTACTATTATGTTGATTTTCTAAGAATAATTCAATATTCTTAAT